TAGAAGCAGCAAACGTGATACAAATAAACAATTACAATATGAGAGGTCCTGCTGGAACTATTTACTCTACGAGATGGAATGGTGCATATAACACATTTAAATCCAGAGAGATAGAGTTGAAAGGTAGATTCTCTAATACAGTAGCTGATGCTGACTATCAATTCTCGATCTATGATACTACGGGTGGTACTCCATGGTCAACCCACAACTGCTGCATGAGCGGCTATACTAAGATTCATTCGGTAGAGTACTTATATCTTGGAAACAGCAACAGTCCTGTTGGAATAAATGGCATAGGAAGCATACGATCTGATCTATATATCTATGCTTATCTAGACACTATCCTTGGCGAGCTGAATATGGATGCTAGATCGGGCATCGTTGGTTCTATAGGTTCTGGATTCATGAGAAGCAGACTAAGAATGAGATCTAAGTCTATTACATTCGACAGTGGATCATTCGTCGGAACTACAAACATGGGAAACTTGTCTGATTATCCAGGAAGCTATATAGACATCGAAGCGGAGCAGTCTATAAGTTCTAGCGGAACAAGTTCTATCGCGTTCTTTAGATGCGATGTAAACATCAAGACAAAGTATCTCAACTCTCCAGAGTTAGTTCTATATGGTGATCAGAACTCTAGGTCAATCATCGAAGCTGAAGCGATAACTCCTACAATCAGTTACAGATTGGGAAAGGTTACTATCAAGGCTACACGTTCTTCAAACATCGTAAATAGATTGCAGGGTGGTCCAATATCAGTTTCTGGAAATTATGCTGAGAATCTATATCTAGACATCAACGAGTTCTCGGGATATATCTATCTGCCATACGAGTCTAGTCAGTACAACTACGCGTCTAACATATTCGCTAGAGTTGGTACAGTTTATCAGCCAATCGTATACTGGGGATTCGATCCAGGACTCAGCGCTCCTGCAGTAAGATACAATCTCAGTGTCACTGTTGAACACTCGAAATACAATCCGAGCGGAATCGCAACCAAGAAGTCGAACTATGGAGACACTCTACCAGCTAACGCGTCTGGCGAGATCTTGATCTTGAACGACATGGACGTCGAGATACCTCAGCCTCAAGTAGTCAACAAGACTGCTGTGATACCGAGCGGATCTACAATAGCTGGAGTCGAACTAGAGAATGACAACTACAACGTCATCGCTACGATTCCAGCATCAGCTACGGAGCTTGATGTAAACTTCCCAGAATCTACAGATAAAGTTCAAGAGAGCGGATTCCAGTTCGACGTAGAAGCTAATTCACAGCTAGCTCTAATAAAGGCATTCATCACTGGAAGAAGACTGCCAGTCAAGGCGCCGTCTACCTTCACTGACGGAATGATCTATCAGGGATCATCTGTGAACGGAATAGTGGTAGTTGCAGAATTTGAGCCGTTCAACATCGTAATATCTTCTATTCAGACAGACAATCCGACATCTTCTTCTGTCGACATAGTATTGATCGGAGCTAACGTCGAGGACAACCTCGAGTATGATCTGGTTCTAACTTCTGAGAACGGAGAGAGAACGGTACACGCTACTGGATCTACTTATACGTTGTCTGGAGCAGACTTCAATTTCTATGACTCGGCTACTGACTTGGCAGCTACAGTGATAATCGGTGGCGTCAACTATGGATCTTATGCTCTGAAGGGATATCCTCCGATATTCGATGGAAGACTCTATAAGTTCATAAAGATCGGAAACCAGACTTGGCTAGCTGAGAACTTGGATCTCAAGTACAGCGGTCTACAGCTGAACAACACTACTTGGGACTACAGTAATAAGCAGGCTGACTACTACAACTTTGACGAAGAGCTCGGAAAGAAGTATGGCTTACTCTACAACTTCAAGGCTATAGAGTATCTGAACAATAACAGATCGACATTGACAAAGGGATGGAAAGTTCCGACTAAGTCAGACTATGAGACACTAATCTCGTTCGCTGGAGGAACAGCTACTGCTGGAAGTAAGCTGAGAGCCGTTGGAGAATGGAACAATCAGAGCACATCCGACACTAACTCTCTGAAGTTCTCAGCTCTTCCTGGAGGTGAAGGCTATAATGATGGTAACAACAATGCTGCATTCGAAGACATGGGACTCAGTGGCTACTTCAACACGATAACTCCATACTCTAGTAACTCTCAGTACCAGAATGAAGCTATATGGATAACCAATTCTCCGGTTATATACTTCCAGCCTGGAAAGAACTATCCATTCTCTGTACGTCTGATAAGAGAGACAGTCACAGTGTCCATAACGAACAATACATCTGGACTAGTGACAACCTCTTCAACTCATACCCTACCGTCTGGAGATGTGACGATTCCGCTCACTTTCAACGATGGAAGTGATCCGAGCTGTGTATCATCTTCTAGAGGAACAGTAACTTCAGCTGGAGTCGTAATAACTGGAGTCACGAGCAACACTTCAATTACATTGACTAGGGCTAAGGCTCAAGTCAATGTAGTCAACGGATTCAGCGATGGAATAGACTCAATCAGTCCAGCTAGTCAGTACGCTGCTCCAGGAGCAGACGCTACGTTCACTATCACGTACAAGTCTGGCTACTCAGCTTCTAACGTGATGACGAACGCTGGAACAATATCAGGCTCTAATCTCACCGTCCCGGTTCCGTCCGGATCAACTAGCACGATAACTGCGACATTGTCAGAGAAGACGACATCTGTAGAGATTGGGGGAAGAAGCTATAAAACCACGATGATCGGTGATCAGGAATGGATGGCTGAGAACCTTGACTGGCAGTTCTCTGGATTGACTATGTCTACTTCAGCTAATCCGATTGCTCCTAGCGCTGACACTGGAACAGATCCAATAGGCTGGTACTACAATAACGACAGTTCATACGCTACAAAGTGCGGTATGATTTACAACTACTACGCTGCTATGAGGGCCGCTGAACTAGTCGGAGATGGCTGGGAAGTTCCTGACGGTTATAATGTAGGTAGATTACAGAGAACACTCAGCAATAAGTATTCAACAGGTAGCGGATCTACAAACTATCAGCCATCTTTGAAGGCAATAGACAACTCAGTTGATGGAAACTGGCCGACAGGCTGGAACGGAACTAACGAGACGAAGTTCAATATGCGTCCAGTGGGTACATTGACTGGAAGTAACTTCTATGGATATGGAACCGAAGCTAGCTTATGGGGAAATTGGCCAGGAACTTGGGTACCATCGAATATTGGTAATATCGCTTTCAATCAGACAGGTACAGGAGTTTCTACGTCCGATACACTTAAATATTTTGCCATGTCAGTTCGTCTAGTAAGAAACAGAAACTACGCTGGATCCGTTGAGATAGGCGGAAGACAATATCCGACAACCATCATAGGAAATCAGCAGTGGATTACCGAGAGCTTAGACTTCCAGTTCAACGGACTGACAGTCGGCGGTTCACCGTCATATTCTGATCCGCGTGCTAACTATTTCAGTAATAATGCACGAAACGGATTAAACGGCGGTACTGGAGAAAGATATGGTTTGCTATACAACTGGTCTGCAGTTCAGTACATCACAGATCATCTAGCTGACTTAGTTCCGAACGGATGGCATATTCCTACAGCATCTGAGTGGGAAACATTGATGAACGCTGTCGGCGGAAGCTCAGTAGCTGGAAGAAATCTGAAGTCTACATCTCGCTGGGGTTCAGAAGCTTATGGAGGAACTGGCGAATACGGCTTCATAGCTCTTCCTGGCGGCGTAATGAACTCGTCAGGACAGTTCCAGAATGACGTAAACAGAGGCTACTATTGGACAGCTACTTCTGACACTTCAACCACAGCAAAGGATATCGAGTTCATAAATAATCAGAATTCACTGTCTACATCAACAACATTAGACAAATCTAGTGGATGCTACATACGTCTAGTGAAGGACGTTCAGTAAGGAGGATAGATGAGAAGCTATCTGCATCACGGCTTGCTAACGATCAAAGAAGAGGTTGGACCTGTTCCGCCTCTTCCTCCTGATCCGAATCCATTGAATCTTCCAAGTCATACGATAAGAGTGAAGTTCAGACGGGGATTTACTCCAAGGAATGATAGCACTCATTCGTTCGATTCGATAACTCTTGTCGATTCTACAGAAAACGTATATGATCTGACAAAGAATAGCAATGACTGGCATGGATTGCTTACTGGTGGTCAAAGCGGTAGTATTTTCGATGAAAACAGCTTACTAGAAGTTCTTGGCGCTAACTCTTCCGAAGTCACGAACATGTATGACATGTACTCAACTCAGGAGTCTTTGACTTCAGTAGCATATTCTGACACATCTTCTGTTACAGACATGTCGAATATGTTCCTGGAATGCTATGGGCTTCTGTCATTGCCAGAATTCGATACTAGCAATGTAGTAGATTTTGCAAATTTTGCTTCTGGGTGTATTTTAATACAGTCTATACCAGCATATAATCTAAACAAAGTTATGGATATGAGCAATGCATTTGCTGGTTGTGAAGCAGTAACTGAAATTCCCGACTTCGACTGCGATGATATAGGTGCTGGAACAGACGAGCTAGTCGTAGCCTACGCATTCCAGGGCTGCAGAAACGTAGAGACTGGAATAACTAGGATGTACAACAAGCTGAAGGACAAGGACTACTGGGATTCTTACAACTATGCTTGCGTGTTCTTAGACTGCGGAGTAGACACAGAGTCTGGACGTGCAGAACTGGCTGGAATTCCGAACTGGTGGAAGTACGATTACTAACAAGAAGAAAACTATATGAAGATCGCAGTCGCTATACCGAATCACAATCAGAGATGGAGCGTATCAGAGTCTATAAGAAGACTCTATTCAGACTCTACTAAGCCGTGCGCAGTATATGTCATGTCGGATGACAAGCCGTACATAAACGATCTCTCTGATCCAGGAAGAGTGATAGCGATAAACAACAGGGACAAGTTCAAGGGAAGATGCGGAAACAGAAACTCCGTCATAAGAGAGTTTCTAGATTCTGACTTCGACGCTCTAGTGTTCATGGACGGAGACTGCTATCCGTACTCTAGCGACTTCATAGGCACTTACGCTAAGCTCTTCAAAAAGCATGATCTGATATTCGGAACAAGAAGACATGAAGACGTGTCGGAACTCAGCAGACCTCCATCAGATCTTCTGACCGCGAACATGGACAACATGTGGAAGAAGAGTAAGCTAGACTACACTGACCTCAGAGTCGTATCTGGCGCCGTGAGAGAATGGCAGTCTTCTAAGTCTTTCACAGAGAAGCTAGATCTTATGCTCACTGGAATGATAGGCTGGAGCTGCAACTTCGGAATAACACGAGATGGACTGAAGAAGCTCACTGAGTTTCAGTCTGACATTCACGGAATGGACGGAGAGATCTTTGACTCGAGAGCATTCGGTGACGGTTGGGGCTATGAAGACGTAGCTATGGGTCTTGACGCTCTGTACGCTGGCCTAGATATATGGATAACTGATCAAGTGTGCGTTGGACATCTGTCTCACGAGAGAAGTGATGGACTTTTCGATCATGTAAAGGGTCGACACAAGATAATGGAGAGATATAGAATGCTAGAGAGCGCTACGAAGAACAGGTCTCACACACTAAGGGTCATGCTAGTCACGTATCTGTTCTATATCGCTGGAGTGATAACAGGTCTAGTCACTATGAGTATAAATATACTATAGGATAAAAGCAGAGGATCAAGATGGAGCAACTGTTATTAGAGGCTGCAAAGACCAATTCGCCCTCTATATTCATATCTGTGGCGCTATGCGCTACGGTTTATTATCTCATCAAGGGACAGAGAGACAAGACAGAAGCGAAGAGAGACAAGGACAAGAAGGACCTAGAGCTAGAGATTGCGCTTTTGAAGAAAGACCTCGAGAATGACAAAGACCAGATAAATATGCTCAGAGACCGCTGGGACACGATCCAAGAGATCCTAGGAAAGATAAACGAGAATCTGTCTGCTATTCGCGAGAACATATTGAACTTGGACAAGAGAATCGAGCGAGTAGAGAACAGACACGACAAATAGCTCAGTTTCGTAAAGAAAAAGAAACGAAACAAGTATTTACAGAAAGCAGTATAAAATCTAAATTCAATTTGCTGGAAGGATTCAGACCGGGTTCTTCTTTAAAATTGTATAGAGGTGTAATATGGAATTTTCTAAACTTCTCTCAGAAGATCACAATCTGACTGATGTAGAACGAAGATCTATAGAAGTCATATATCACCGACAAGTGATGGACTGGCTCTTTGACGGAGTCATATTTCCAGTTCTGTACGCGATAGGCGTCTTACTCGCGATAAATTATCTATGCGACATATTAGGTATAATTCTCAAATAGAACGGGTACATGATGGCTAACAACGTAGATATGTTCGAGAACAAAGATCAACTCATAAAGATCCTGAAAGAGAACGCGCCGATGACGAAGGAAGAAGAGGACGCGGTCATCAAGATCATGCTAGATCCAAAATATCCCGAACGAATAAGACTTCTGTCAAGAAACAAGCTCATACAGTCACACAGCAGACTCGTATATGCAGTAGCTAGCATGTACGCTAGACACAGGAGACTCGGAATATCAGATCTCTATCAGGCTGGAATAATGGGTATGCTCGGGTGCGCTCAAGACTATGATCCAGACAAGGGAGTGAAGTTCACTTCTTACGCTATCTGGTGGATCAAGCAGAAGATGAAAGAAGAGATACACAGAATAGAAGACTCGATACACACTCCGATGTACAGCAGAGAGATGACAGAGAAGAAAGTCAGAGAGGGCACTATAGATCTCGATGATGAGAAGACGCTGAGCATATACAACGCGATGGCTCCAATTCTCTCTATCGACAAGCCAGTGTCAAACTACGTATCTTCAGTAGAGGGCGACACGCTAACCATGGGAGACACGATAGCTGAAGAAGACGAGGAGTTCTCTAACATCGAGTCGAGAGACATGGACCAGAAGCTCGGAGAGATATTGAAGGAGTCTCTTGATCCGCTAGACTACGATCTGATCAGAAAGACGTTCCTCGGAACTTTCAATCAAGACGAGATCGGAGTCATGATGAGTCTCGGCGGAGAGAGAATCCGACAGAAGAAGACCAGAGCCATAGCTAGAGCTCAGAACATTCTGAAGAAGGCGATGTCAGAGAAGAATTTCGTCTACGAGAACGACTCCGTAAATATGTCAGTAGACAGAATTTTCAATCCAGATAAGAAGAAGTAGAGGAATATATGTTTGGAATTACTAAGAAGGGCATGGAGACGAAATCTATGAAGATGTTCGGAGTAGTGCGGGAGTTTCTAGATAGGTACTACAAAGCTACTAGATCTGACCGATTCTATAAGCCGAAGTTCGCTGACAACATTCAGTCACTATGGTATGGACTGACTATGGAGGAGCGACAGAAGGTCATAGTGATGGCCAGAAAAGATGACTTTATCGCACTTGAGAATCTTCTGATCGCCATCGACAAAAACGATCAAGTTCAATAGAGTTTCCGTCTAAATTAACTAAATTTAACTCAAACTGCAATAGGAGAATCGAGATGGATTCTATCATACCTAAGAAGGGAACACTAGAATCGGCTACAGATACGGTGCTAGCGACTATATGGAAAAAGAGTCATCATGAGCTGATCAAAGCTAGAGAACAATACAAGAACGCTAAGCGCATCTTCAACCAAGATAGACAGTCTACTAAGCTCAGCACTCTTGGAATCAAATATTTGAGCAAATCTCACGATTACTTGATTCAATCTAGAAATCTGTACTACAAAAGAAAGAGAGAGCACGACTTAGCTGCTATCGAACTCTACGAGTCCGTTCAAAAAGACGATGTGTCGAGCTGCACGTTTGACGCAGTCATGAACACCGACGATCTGGGAAGACTCATCATCATGCTCATGGAAGCATATCACATTCTAAAGAAGTCAAAAGACAAAGAAAAGACCGTGACTCTAGAGGCGTCTAACGTGAATGGAGACTTGAAGTTTAGACTAGTGGAGGGAAAAGATGCTGATAAGAATTAAGTACTTTCCAGGAGCCGAGAAGATCGTTGTACGATCTAACGGAGACTGGATAGATCTGAAAGCGAATCAAGACGTCGTAGTTCCTGCTGGATCTATGAAGTTTATTCCTCTTGGAGTAGCGATGAAGCTACCAGAGGGGTTCGAGGCACATCTAGCGCCGAGATCTTCGACATACAAGAACTTCGGCGTCATCCAGGCGAACTCTGTCGGAGTCGTAGACAACTCTTTCTCTGGTCCCAACGACGAGTGGAAGTTTCCGGCGTTCAACCCAGGTCCAGTAGATCTGGAGATCAAGAAGGGGAGCAGAATATGTCAATTCAGAATCATAGAGCGCCAGCCAGAGATCGAGTTCGTAGAAGATGACCTGTCAGACCAGTCTGATCGTGGCGGATTCGGAAGCACTGGAGTCAACTAATGAACACACAAGAAGAAGCTAGAGATGCGCTCTACAATGTCGGCAACTACATCAATCAGATCGTCGCTGACAACTGCACGCTTCTCCGCATCAACAGCCAACTCAACACGAAGATCATGAACTTGGAGAAGGATATAGCGCAACTGAAGAATGAGCTTCAGGAGCTTAAGGAGCAATATGGATAAACAAGATGGAGATCATAATATGATTTGTGGACCAGAGGGCGTGAAGGGAATTTGCGTCGAGGTGCTGAAGTACCCTACGTCTATTGACTGGGCTTGGGTGAGATTCTTAGCGAAGAACACTGTAGGAGCTAAAGTAGATCCAGAGAGCGGAGACATGTCGCTCGAGTTGAAGAAGAAGTATCTGAAGTCTGAGCACTCTCCCATCAGATATCTAACTTTCATCATCAGAATGCAGATTCCGTACTGCGACTCTGTATGCTTCTGCCGTCACAAGCTGGGTGTAGAGCACTATGTGCAGAGTCAGAGAAATGACCGTCAGGACAAGTTCGACCGCTACAAGGAGCCTCAGGGACATCTAGTCTCTCACGTGATGGTAGTGAACGCTCAGGAGCTGATGTTCATGGCTCGTCGCAGACTCTGTCGCATGGCTTCTCCAAACTGTCAGAAGATCATGAAGATGATCAAGATGGCTGTACTCAAGTCGAACCCAGAGTTCGAAGATGTGCTCGTCCCTAACTGCGAGTATCTTCACAGCTGTCCTGAGTTCAAGTCTTGCGGCTACTGGGACATTAAGAAAGATCTACTCGTCATGGACGAGTACAGGAAAGAGCTAGAGAAAGTCAAGCTGGATGAACTCGAGAGCGATGTAGCCGAGGAGAACGCGAATAGAACTATCGAAGGCATGATTGACGGAACTCCAGTAGAGGGAAACGCAGATAAATAGTGTATGGATATATTTTTCACTATTATCGGCTTCATAGGTGCCTTCTGTTTTGCAAGTTGCACACTTCCACAAATCCTTCGAGTAAGAGAGCGTAAGAGCACAGCAGACATCAGTCTGCTGTTCATCCTACTTTCCCTATTGGGTAACCTTACTAGCGCTTCTTACATCCTCTATACGAACATACAGGGCGGATTCTGGCAGATACCTCAATACTTCAACTACACGATCGCTACGACTCTCGTCATTACGCTACTAGTTCTTAAGCTGAAGTATGACGGACATGAGTTGAAGGAACGTTTAAAGAAGATCATCTCTCTTGTGAATGCTAAGCTAAGTAGAACATATAAATAATTCATAAGGAGCTATTTATATGAGTTCAATGAATTTTTACAATGCGCTCAAGATCATCAAAGAGTCTGGAATCATTCTAGAGAAGAAGCTGAGATCAGAGATGACTCCAGAAGAGCTAGCTGACGCTAGAGCTAAGAGCAAGAAGCGTCGTGAAGCCAGAAAGATAGCAGATGCCGAGAAGCGCGGATACGAAAAAGCTATGCGTGATCAGATGACTGCTAACTCCAAGTCTGAGCTAGAGAAGAAGATGCCAGAGAAGCCGATCTATACGAAGATTTTCCAGAGAAGCGGAAATATCGGAGGTGGTTGGTGGGTAGAAAAGCCAGGGAAGCCAGAGTATCAAGCATTCAAAGATCTTGAAACTCTCAAAAGAGCTTTCGGATCTTCAACAGAAGCTCTGTTGAACGGTGCAAAACTCGACTACGAAGATGGTGAAGCTGGAGGACCGGGCTGGAAGCAGAGAGTCTGTGATCCTCGCGAGATTCCAGAAGAGATACTAGAAAAACTCAACAAGGATCTTGCGAATGGAGTCTCTCAAAGCATTCACGGTCACGGCTGGTAATATCACGGATTGATCAATCTCTTTTCGAAGTACTCGGGTAGATAGCCCGAGAACTTCTTGTGTTGGAATCTGAATGACGCATCTAGGATGAATGTCTCGGCATAGTCTGTCTGGCTTCTGATAGATCTTCCGCTTGCTTGAACGAGCTTCTGCCACATCTTGTTGGCGTACCAGAGAGGAACTTCTTCTGAGAGCGTCTTAGTTCTGAGATTAGCTAGACTGTCCCATGGGAGCTTGACGATAATCTGGAATGTAGAGAGGTCGTCGTGAAGGTCAACGCCCTCTGTCATGGAAGAAGATACGAGAACAGTGTCTTTTCTAGTTCTGTGCTCCTCTAAGATATCTTCGTTTCTCACCTCGTCGAGTCTAACTAAGAGTCTGTCGCTCCTCAGATTCTCTTTCAGATACTTCGAGATCTTCATGTTTCCAGTGTGTATGATTCCTCTCTCGCCAGCGTGCTGATCCATGATGTATTTCACAGTCTTCACGATGTTGTCTAGCTTAGAAGTGTCTTGGAGATCTTTGTAGCTCGTCTCGCAGTTTCCGATATTGATGATCGGTCCGTTCTTTGGATCAAACGTAGACTGAACATTGACGAAGCAGCACTCGTCTTCTTTTATCCCGAGAGTCTTTACGAAGTTGCTGAAATTCAGAATCGTAGCAGACATGAATACTATCTTGTTCGCTATGCCGTCGAACTTGCTCTTGAAGATCCAGTCTACGTTCAGCGGAACTATGTCTAGAGATCTACTGTTCTTGTTCCAGTTGTACACCCATCTGTGATTCTCGTCAGAGTTCTCGTACTCTATGAGCTTGAGCATGACGTCTACAATCTCTTTCTTGTGCTTGTACTTGGTCTTGCTGGTCGTCTTTCCAGACTCTATCGCTTTGCTGACCTTAGACTCCTTTATCATCTTCGCTTGCTCTGCTTCGTAGTCGCTGAGATCGCTGTTCACTTCCTTGATGAGTTTGCTGCATATTCTTATGTACTTCTCCATCTTAGCGCTGGGTGTAGTCGTAGACTCTAGCGTAGCTTTCCTCAAGAACTCTAGCTCATCGCTCTTTAGTCTCTTCTCTGACTCGAACACGAACTTCATAACGTCATAGCTGAGATGTATAGTTCCGCTGTCGACTAAGAAGTCTTCTAGAAGGTGAGCCTCATCTATAATCATCGTATCTCTGCTTATTCCTCTCTTGCAGATGATCGAGCTCATTATAGATGTGTTAGCCAGAAAGATCTTAGACTTGAACGCTGCTCCAGCAGTTCTATAGTACTCGCACAGATCGTTTGCCCTGCAGTATCTCTTTATTCCTATAGACACAGCGTCTGATCCCTGACACGGACCCTTGTCACATTTGCATCCTTCGAACATAGAGCAGTTGTAGTTGCTCATTCCCTTGAGCATCTTTATCGGGAACTTGTCTTTGAAGTCTCTCCAATACTGATCTTGAAGACTCTTGTTAGTAACGACTATGTAGCTGTTATCAGCTTTCATTGACTCGTATATAGCAATTCCAGACTTTCCAGCGCCGGTCGGAAGCTGCGCTACGATGTACTTCTTGTCAGTTCCGTTCACTGCATCTAGGAACTGCTGTTGCTCTATTCTTATCTTTTCGTATGGAAATTCGTAGTTCATGTTGAAAAATATAGTAATTTTTTGTACCTTCCAAATCTATTTTTTTCAAAAAATAGTTATATTTAGATCAATCAACATAGGTGTTAAACCATGAAAACCAGAAAAAAGATACTTCTAATAGACATGGCGAATCTTGGAATAAGAACTGGAATGTCATGCTATAGAGACGATCCGACAGATACTACATACGATCGATGGAAAGAAGAGATCCTGAGAAAGATCGTAGACATGATCCAGAAGACCGGCGCTAGCTCAATAATTCTCTGTCAAGAGGGAAAGAAGAACTGGAGATTCGAAGTCTATGACAAGTACAAGTGTCACAGAAAGGAAGAGAAAGCCAAGTCGAAGATGAATTTCGAGACGTACTATCCGATGTTCGATGACTTCTGTGACAAGATGAGCAAGTATATACCGAACGTGTATCAGCTCAAAGTGGACAGAGCGGAGGGTGACGATCTAGTAGCAGTTCTAACTAAGCATCTGACTAAGAAGTACGACGTCGTATGCTTCTCTAGCGACAGAGACTTCTATCAGCTCTTGAAATATCCGGGCTACAGTCAATACAATCCGATCAAGAAGGGCTTCGTTCAAATCGTAAATCCAGAGAGATACCTTCTAGAGAAGATCATC